TACTTGATCGTTTAAACTGATTGGCATTTTCTTTTCGAGTTTCATTTTCATTCTCTTCTCGGAGCTCGGACCACGGCCCCCGTGGGCGTCTGGAGTTCGCCACAATCCAGACTCTTTCTCTTTGGTGGTTGGCGCCGATGCTCGAAGCTGAAATACTAAACGGCCTAACGGCGTAGTCTTCACTCTCCAAGTCCGAGATAACGGTGTCGAGACCGAGTTTAATGTGTCCACTAACATTTTCTCCAATAACCCAAGTTGGCCTGAGTTCTTTGACAAGTCTAAAATACTCTGGCCAGAGGTGTCTCGGATCATCTTCACCCTTTTTTCTACCTGCGACGGAGAAAGGTTGGCAAGGGTATCCTCCAGTGATGATGTCGATGGGAAGAAGTCCATCTGCTTTGAGTCTTTCATAATTAAGTTCCTTTATATCTTCGTATTGTTTAACATGTGGCCAATGTTTTTGCAGCACTTGTCTTGGATATTGATCAATATCACAAAACGCAACTGTCTCAAAACCACCAGTGGCTTCAAGTCCAAGACTGAAGCCACCGATGCCACTAAATAAATCTAAGTGTTTAAGTTTCACTACTCACTCGATTCATTTTGAAAGTTTCTGAGATCTAAATAATCAACATGTGCATTTATGATTATTTTTCTAGAGTCTTTTCCATCTTCAAAGTCATATTCATAGACTTGAATGAAATATCCACTACCATCTCGATTTTTTCCAACAACAAGACCGTATTTCTCGCTGTTAGAAAATCCAAATTCAATTAAATGTTTTAAATGATCTGGATTATCTTTGTTTAGATATTTTTCTAACATATTCACTCCTTTCATGGTTCCCATTATATCCCATAAAGAATTAAAAGTCAAGGAAAAAATTTTTCGCAGATTTACAATAGGTATTAAAATGGTATCTCCTCTTCTGTTTCTAATTTTTTTTCTGGAAGAGGTAACTCACTATCTCTTTTCTTAAACCAATCTGATTTCATTTTCCAAACTCTTGATTGAACTTTTTCAATATACTTCCTGGTATTCTCTGCTCCAAGATCATTTAATCTAGCTGCAATCCTCGTTGCTTCAAAACCTTTGAATCGTTGCTTTTCTAAATAAGAGATTAAGAACTCCATTTTAAAATATACATAGTTGTCTTCTTCAAATGCTTTACCATAATTTAATTCATCAACATGTTCTGCTCTTCCTTGGTCATTAACAAAAGAAAATAAATGCTGATCAAATCTACCATGTAGTGTTACATCTTCACCCATCTCAATAACTTCAACGGCGTCTGCCAGCTCTTGTATTTTTCTTTTCCATTCTTGTTTTGGTATTTCATTTAAAATAATATTTGTTTGATCAAAACATGCGAGGACAAATTCATTTTGATTATACAATTGTTTTGTTGTTACGACTACTGTATGTCCATCTACGTTTAAATACCAAATAGAATTCTCTGATTGATATTTTTTTAAATCACTAAACTTATGTTCGTAACTACCACCAATACCGAACTGTCGTTGACGACATGCAGGTGCATTACAAAATGCACACATTGGTTGGTCTTTACATTTATAATTGTAATTTGTTTTTGTGTGTTGCTTAATTGTTTTTTCTACTTGTGTGTAAGACAAAGGCTTACGCATGTATTTATTATTGAACTCACCAATTTTGTCTTGCCATTCATCGGGCCATTTCTTTTTTGCATACACAGCATAGTGATACAAAACATTATCACGACCGCCCTCTTCAATACCATCTGTCATTAATATTTCTAGACATGGTGGACCATCTGACATTTCAGAATCAGTAGGACTAATTTCTATTTTATAAAATTCTTCTTTTGTTATTTTATTTTTTTCGTACAACTCAAAAAATTCTTCTAGTGTTGCAGCTTCTCCATTTTCTTTGAATGCATACCGCATTGTATTTTCTGCATTAAAGTATGGTAAGTTTAAAAATGAACCAGTGTCTCCTCGTTCTGCATTTAATTTAACTTGTTTTGGAAATATTTCTGACGATCCATAACCAAGAGCTGCACTCATCTCTGTTAATTTATTTCTTACATCTTTTGCTTCAATTGGTTTATCGAAGAATAAAAACAAATGCGCCCCTCCACTTTTGGAACGGCACATCGTTATCTTTAATTTAAATTTTTTAATTCTATTTAATATGGATTTGTGATCTAGAGGATAAGTATCGATATCAATACAGCCCCAAGTACAACTGCTATCATCTCTAATGGGGACAATACCAAGACTCGGCGCCTTACCCTCAAGATGATTTTTCCATAGTGCATCTGATACAAAATCTCTTTTAGTAACTGCACTGCCACCAACCTTTCCATTCTTGGTATCACCAGGTGTATACTCTCCATACGCACGGTTCAAACCTTCAAATATTTTTTTAAATTTTTCTATATTCACGAGACAGCAAAAAAAGAGGGGGCATCACTGCCCCCCATGGATTAGAATGGTACGTCAGCAGACTTTGTTTCGTCTTGTTCTGGCACCAATTTATCTTTAGCTTTACCCATTTCTTCTGAAAAGCTAGATGCTTCCCTAACATGCTGTTCAGATGATAGCATTTCATCTACCTCAATCTTCCAAACATACCATGTCTTATCACCAACTTTCTTTTTCTCTGTTCTTAATAGGTAAGCATGGGACCACATTGGCGGAGTAAAATAAATTCCACTAGAATTTTTGATCTTCAAGTTCTTCATCTTACTATTCCAATTTCTACTTGGTGTTAGCTGCGATGATTTCATTGAGATAACTGCTTGACTAGTTTCTCCTTTTTCCCCCACGATTAATACAAAGTAATTAGCTGTCTCTTCTATGTAATTACCAGAGTTATCATTCGTGTAATATTTATTATCTTCTCCCTTCATTGTGTTATCCATGACAGATCTGTCTTGGTGCACGGCCACTGGACCTTTCGTTCCACTACCAAGTGGTGCCCACTCAACAAAAGTTTTATGGTACACACATGGTATTACCTTAACACCCTCTTCACTCTTCCAGGCATCACCAGTTACAGAGTTATAAATCTTACCTGCTTTTAGGTTGTCATCATTCTCTATTTCTGGAGACATAGCTTGTAACAGCTTAAGTCTTGGAAGCTGCAAGTCTTCAGATCCCATATCTTCGAAACCAGTTGGGACATCCTCAAATGATTTCATTATAGCAAGAGCACCATTGCCGTTGCCTTTTTTTACTACTTTATTATTCATAAGTCATACCTCATTTTTCATGTTACGATTGTTTAATGGTTACTTTATTAAGTCTCCTGACACTAAACAACTTATCATCATAATCCACGCCCTGTGCATCCTTTGATACTAAATAAGAACGCAATGTTGAACCATGAATTTTTGATGATTCATTTGGGATCAATCCCAAATTCTCTATTTGTTGTTTGAATTCTAAAGCCTGGTCGTCTTCACCTTTTTTAAAATCCACACTAACAACGTTTGCTATTATATCACCATCACCTTGGTTACGCACCCAATTGTGTGCAGCTTCTTTGTTTTCTTCTGTTATGCTGCAATACAATTTTTCTTTTGTAGTAACCGTAGATCCATCAGTTAATTTTAATTCTGATAAACCTTTTGATTGTAATAAATCCGTTATACTATCTGCTAAAGTTTGTTCTTCATCTTTTAAATTTTTAACTTTTAATTCTGTAAGTTTTATTTGTTCTTGTACAGAACGCATACGATCTAACTCTGATCCTAATTGACCAAGAGCTTCATCATCTATCTCATTAAAAGCTTTGTTACTTGTTTGTTCAAATTGTTTTAATATATCAGTCATGTTATTTCTCCCACAATTTTTTATTTTATACTTGCAATTTATCTCATAGTCAACTATAAATATAAAAAAAGATGAGTGAATTTAATTTTAAAACAAAACCATACGATCATCAATTGAAAGCACTTCGTAGTGCCTGGAATAGAAAATACTTTGCTTACTTTATGGAGATGGGCACAGGAAAATCCAAGGTTTTAATTGACGAAATGGCTGGATACTATCTTAGTGGTAAGATAGGTGCAGCTCTTATTATAGCACCAAAAGGTGTATATCGTAACTGGGAAAGGGGCGAGATACCCACACATTTATCTGATGATGTACCATATGTAGTGGCTGCATGGAGAGCACCAAGTGAAATGAATAAAGATGATAAGAAAAAACTTGGGGATATCTTACAACCAAACGGTAAGCTTCGAATATTATTAATGAATATCGAAGCACTAAGCACGGCCAAAGGAACTACATACGCTACACAATTTTTACACAGTTCTAACACATTGATGGCGATCGATGAATCAACAACGATCAAAACACATACAGCTCAAAGAACCAAAAATGTCTTAAAACTCAGTAACTTAGCTACGTTTAAACGGATCATGACAGGATCTCCTGTCACCAAGAATCCACTTGATGTGTATTCACAGATGGAGTTTTTGAGTAAAGATATTTTACGTCAAAACTATTGGGCGTTTAGATCTAGGTATGCTGTGTTAGTGCGTAGGAATTTTGGTGCACGTGCCACGCAATTAGTCGTTGGATTTCAAAGGCTACCAGAATTAAATACAATCATAGATCAACATTCTTATAGAGTGTTAAAGGAGGACTGCTTGGATCTACCAGAAAAAATTTATACAAAAAGATATATTAGTTTAACATCAGAACAAGTGCAAGCGTATGAAGAGATGAGACGATTCAATGTTACATCGATGGAGGGTAAGACAATGACAAGTCTATCAACACTATCAGCATTAATTCGTTTACATCAGATAAGCTGCGGACACATGACGTTTGATGATGGTGAAACAAAAGAAATAAAAAGTAATCGTATGAATGAATTACTAAGCATACTTGAAGAGACAGATGGCAAAGTTATCATCTGGGCTAACTATAGATTTGATATTCAAAACATTCAGAAAACTTTATCTGATAAGTTTGGATCAGAAACTGTCGCTACCTATTATGGTGATACAAAAGATAAAGATCGCCAGGATATTGTTGATAGATTTCAAGATAAGAATTCTAAACTAAAATACTTTGTTGGTAATCCATCAACGGGAGGTTATGGGTTAACACTTACTGCAGCTAATACTGTTGTTTATTATTCCAACACGTATGATTTAGAAAAGAGAATGCAATCAGAAGATAGGGCGCATCGTATTGGTCAGAACGATAAGGTGTTATACATCGACATGATTGCAGAGGGCACGATAGATGAGAAAATAGTTCACAGTCTTCGTGACAAAATTGATATTGCAAGCGCCGTTATGGGTGAAGAAATCAAGAAGTGGGTTATCGAACCTGCAAAAAAGAGAAAGGAAAACTAATGGACACTAGCAAATACAAATCT